TATCCAGAACCTAGGGAACATGCGACGCACGGCCTGTATGCCCTCAGCCTTCACCCGTGGACGTTGCACAGTGCGGAACGATATGCCCATCTGTCGGGCTGTTTCCTTGCGTGAGCGCCCCGATGTTAGCTCTCTGACCTCAATATCGTGCGGCGCCAAGTGTGTGCCCATCATCACGCCATTGGTATTGGCCCATTGGTTGAGGTACTGAATATAATGTTCCATGCCCTTGCCCGTGGCCTCGTAGTAGTGGACTAGCCGGATCTCTTTGCCCACAGACTGAAAGAACCACACCGACATCGCGTCCGCTATACCCAAGTCCCAAGCAGTGTGGACAGGGAGTGAGGGTTCGACAGGCAGTCTGCCGATGCGTCCCTGCTCCTTGGCTGCGGCTATTTGGTCGGCGTAGTACGACCCCGCGATCTGTGACTCAAACGACCCATAGAACTCTTGCTGGATCAGAGCCTCCTCCATGCCCTCCGCCCGCTCTTGGTCAATGATCTCATGCGAGATGATCGGTGACCCGTCCTCCCTCTTGGTGTCGTTTACCGTGAGGTTCTCGCAATACCAATCATCAGACTTGCGAGCCATATTGTACAGCGACCAGCCGTGGTTCTTGCCCCGTGGTGTGTAAATGAACGATGCCCACCCATCATTCTCTGCAAGTATCGGCCTGATGTACGCCCACGCATTCGGGTCGCACAGACTCCACTCACTAAACACCACCGCCACGGGCGAGCTGCCCACTAGGTTGTCGTAATTGTCTGATCCGCTGAGCTGGAAGGTTGACCCGTTAACCAGCTCGATCAGCATTTCCTGGCTACTGGTGCGCTTGCGGATCTCGTGCGGGAACACTTGGTCTAAAATGTTCCTACCCTGCGAGTCGATTCCGTTCCATATGGCCTTGCGTGCCTGCGTCTGATATGGAAAAAGGTGCCAGTAGGTGCCCACCCTCTCCAGCATAGCTTTAGCGGTGAGGTTCAGGACAGTTGAGTCCTTGCCTGCGCGTCTATGCCACACCACACAGAACCGCTTTGTTCCTGCGTCGTAGGCTTTGAACAGCCCCACCTGATGCGGACGTGGTGTCCACTCGTTCGGAATGGAGATCTCAGGCATCAGCATCTTTGAATGATTGCACGTTGATCGTCAACGCTTCCCCACCCTCTCCACTTACCTCGACCGCCTTCACATCACCGAGGTACTTGGAAATAAGCTTCAAGCGGATCTCCGCTGATGCCTTTAGCCTACTAGCCGTGGCTGGGTCTAATTCGTTATCCAGATCGCCTAATTTGGTAGCAATATCAACGACTTGCTCGATGTGCTTCTGCTTGGAAAGTTGCTCTCTCAAAGCCTCTTGCCTTATGGCTCGGTTCTCCATCGCCCTAGTTCGTCCCATCTGTCTTACCCCCAAAGATGCGCTCCCACCCATCTTGATAGGCTGGAGTGTTAGTGTTGTTGTTTAGTCGCCCACGCGACCTCGGCCTATCCCCCTTTCCGCCGTGATCCCAATTCGGGTAATGCCTAGCCTGATCGGTTTTGCTCAAACGATGTCGATGGTCTGCCATGTGCGCCAAATACCATAGATGATTAACGGATTGCAAGCTCTATTCTACAACACCCTGTGAAAATAATTTAACTTTTTTTTGTTATATCGCTTGACACCTATGAAAACTTAGTTTTTAATGGCTTCACACAACAGGAGAACGACACATGTCAACACGAGCAACATACCAAATCAAAACCCCTCTCAACACGTCTACCGTATACATCCACTACGACGGTTATCTTTCTGGTGCTGCTGAATACTTCCGTAATGCCATTGATCTCAATCGGATTAGCGGACGGCAATTCTTGCCCTGCTTCCTTTGGGCTAACGAGAATGCCGAAATGACCAAAAGCCACGAATGGCACGGTGATACCGAATACCGCTACGACCTAGCGCGACAAGCTGGCATTTGGAATGTAACAGCCTACAAGCGCAAGTCCTACGACAGCGACGTTTTCGAGGTCGTTTACGATGGCAACCTTTCAGCCTTCGTTAGCCAACACGCAACACAAGAGGCCGCGTAAGCGGCCCACACCCCTAGTCAACAACAAAGGAGAATGGAAATGGCGATAACAAACAACGCGACTAACGAGGTCGAGTATCAAGGACAGGTTTTGGCTGTTCGAGGGGTAACCCGAATGGATATGTTCTGGGATGAAGTCGAGGTGATACTTGACGATGGACGTCTCGAAACAATCAGGCTCGGCGGGCCATCTGACCAACGCTTTGCGAAGGTTGATGCGACAGACGAATTCATCGAAAAGCACAATGCTTACGTTCGTCAACGAGAGGCTCAACGAAGGGGAGCCGCGTAAGCGGCCCGGAGGATCACATGAAACTACGATACCCCCTCGCCCTGCTACTGGTTGTTCTGATCTCTTGCGTGTCCGAGCAGGATTACCAAGACGCGCTGCACGAGGAAGCAATCTACATCCAATCGGTCTGCGATGGTTTCCCCGACTATCTCAACCTTCGCCCTGATTGCTAACCAGCCACACGTTCTCTTTGTCCTGATCCTCCGGCTTCTCTGCCGGTGGGTTGGGATCGTCGATGTCAACTAGCTCACTGATAACAACGGTGATGGTTAACTCACAGTTATCAGGCAAGTCCTCGACTGTGACGCTAGGCATCGAATCGCTCCTCGATAAAGCGCTCACGAGCTGTTAGCGTCGCCAAATCCCCGCACGCCTGTTCTAGCAGCTTGATGTCTTTCGTTCTAGCGTACTCGGTCAACAGGCTGACCACCCTCCCGCTCAGGAAGTTGAGTTGATTGGCGACGATATACGCCGATGGTTCGATCTCCTTCATCATTCCAAGTCTACCTTGTGAATCTCCCCACGCCACTCATATTCGCCGGCAGCATGATAGCCATGAATCCTTACAAATTCAGGCTGCAACAAATAGTTGTTTTTGATCGACAGCACCGCAAAACCGCTGTTCCAATTCTTTGGGCCATCTTCTGTGTAAAAAAACGTGTTTTGATTAGGTTCGGCCATCGTACCCAACTGTATACCAAGCCTTGTCCCAGTGAGATCGGTAAAGGGCTTAGCTTCCTGGTGATGCGTATGCCCGGATACCGTGTGGACACCGCTCATCAGCGTGGTTCTGTGTCCGCCGGTGATGCCTGCGCCGATGGGCTTGTGACGTATCATGATTGGCCGCTCTGCACCCTCAATCCATAGGCTGATGGAGAATCTCCACGCCGGGAACTGCTCGCGCAGCGTGAACCCCGGCACCCCTTTGTACATGGGCAAAGCGTCGGCCAGCTTCATGTCAAAACGAGAGTCGTGGTTGCCCATTACCCAGTAGCGTTTGGAGCTGGGCGAAGCCTTTTCAATTTCTTCGAGCCGTTGATGAACAGCGTTCAACTCATCCTGCACTGTCGGCCTCTCCTCCCACCCCAGCGGAGCGTGTCGGCTGATGCTTGCGCCGTCCAACAGATCGCCATTCAAGACGATAACGTCAGGCTGTAGCTGTTTCGCCAGCTCAACGAATGCGAGATGTGCAGTGGTGACCGTGTTGATTTCATAGTGCGCGTCCGATCCAACAAGGATCGTCATATCCTTCTCGACCTTCAACGTTTGACGCACTGACGGTCGTGGTGTTTTGTCCCTCGAAAGATGAGCGGGGACTGAGATGCTCCGACCAAGCGCCTCCTCTGCCCTGCGCCGTCGATGGAATACGTTCCTTATTCCTACTTCGTACCGAGTCGCCATGCCCTGAGCACCGATTGACGAGAACTCAGTCGCAAATATTTCGTGATCAGTCGGTAGCTTCGGTCTTGCCATATCCTCCGCGCCTCGCAAAATTATTGCACACGTGCTGGAACACTTGCCGCTTCAACCCCTGATCTCTCTCCCCTTGCTTTGGCTCGGCATCCCAGACTTCTTTCATGGCCCGATCCATTGCCTTAACCATGTCAGCAGCCACAGACCTTGGCGACCTCATCTGCGCTTACCCACCCGGCGCTCATGAGCTTTGATCTGTTCTTCCCAATCGGCAATCATGTCAACGTAGTCCTGCTTGTAAAACTTCACCGGGTCTCTGCGCGTCGCCAGCATGTGCTCAACTGTGTCGTGACCATACCATTGCTGCATCCAGATCGTGTACTCCTGCGCCGCCGATCCATACCGCATACCGTGGAGATTACACCCGCCACATTGGGGGTTAACATTCTGCTCTTCTAGCGCCCACCGCGATGACGAACCCTTAGCCAGCCAGTGACCTCCTTGCATTGCGGTAAAATGATCAACCTTGCCGCAGCTCACACACTTGCAATACCCATTGTCATCGGCTGCACTGATTCTGGCAAGTTTTTGCAGGGTCTTCAATGCCTTGGCGCGGAGTGTTGCACTCGTTTGTTTCTTTGCCATTACACAATCCGGCGTTGGTTGGCTTGCTTCGTGCGCTCTGCGTCGAACATCAACTGACCGAGCATGATCTGCTTCTTCAACTTCTCAGCGGTTAAGCTGGCTTGCGCGACTGCCCGGTAGTGGTTTGCCCACTCTCCGGTTGATCTTGTTTCTGTCTGCGCCTTAGCAGCACTTGCCCCGCCGTCCATGAATGCCTTCTGAGTGGCGGCCTCGTAAGACTTGAAATTAGTTTCTGCCTCAATCGCTTCCCGACTTGCC